CGATCATCGATCTGCTCGACTCGCGCATGGACATTGCCGAGTCGCAACTGATCAACCGTATCGCCGCGGACATCTATCTCGACGGCACGGGTAACTCGGGCAAGAACATCACCGGTCTGGCCGCGGCTATTCCGGATGCGCCCGGCTCGGGTACGTATGGCGGTATCTCGCGCTCGGCGTTCCCGTTCTGGCAATCGCAGGTGTTCTCGGGCGTGACCAACGGTGGCGCGGCTGTGTCGGCAGCGAACATCCAGAACTACATGACGCAGCTGTCGCTCAAGGCGGTTCGCGGTCGTGATCGTATGGATCTGTTCGTCGCGGACAACAACTACTACTCGATGTATATCGCATCGATGCAGGCTCAGCAGCGCGTCATGAGCGACGGCAACACGAAGCTCGCGGGCGCCGGTTTCCCGGCCGTGAAGTTCTATGGCGGCGGCATGGCGGCTGACGTGGTGTTGGACGGCGGTATCGGCAGCAATGCCACGGCCAATCACATGTGGGGGCTGAATACGAAGTACATCAGCTTCCGTCCGCACCGTGACCGTAACTTCGTGCCGATCGGCGGCGAGCGTCAAGCGGTCAACCAAGATGCGGTTACGAAGCTGATTGGCTGGGCCGGCAACCTCACGTCGCGCGGGCCGCAATTCAGCGGCGTGCTTATCGGATGATTCTGCGGAGGCTGATCACCTAAGAATGGTAAAATATCCTAACTAACCCTTAGGAGTTTTCCATGCCCGGTGGTCGTCCTCCAGTTGATCCTGTTAAGCGGTTTTTGAGCAAAGTAAAGCATGTCGAATCCGGCTGTCATGAATGGCAAGCCGGATTAGCTAGAGGCGGTTACGGCAAATTCCAGCACGGTAAAACTGTGCAAGCCCACCGTGCCTCGTACCAGTTCTTCAAAGGAAACATCCCGGAAGGCATGTGCGTCATGCACAAGTGCGACAACCGTTTGTGCGTCAATCCTGAGCACTTGATGATTGGCACACTGACGGACAACATTGCCGACATGGATTCGAAGGGCAGGCGAGGTACGAAAAGCAGGCTGACGCGCGCGCAAGCCGCCGAAATCCTGAATTTGGTCGGAACCGGCTTAAGTCAGAAGCAAATTGGTGACATGTTTGGCGTTGACCAGACGACCGTCAGCAGGATCGCTCTAGGCAAGACAACCAAATTTAAGGAGCAGTGAAATGCCTGTGTATTCCGTAACGCCTCAGATCGGCTTCGATCTGATCAACACGATCCTGGCTACCGATATTGCTTCGGGCGCTCGGACTGTGCCTGTCAACCTCGGTGAGCAAGTGTTCGGCAGCGACGGTAAGCGGTACGTCTTCGCCAAAGCCAACGCTTCGATCTCCGCGTCCACGGCTGTCTGCACGGTCGCTCCGACGACGTTCCTCGCGACGGCATCGGGTGGCGCATACACGTCGCCGGCAACGGCAATGAGCACTGGCGATTACGGCTGGTTCTCGGCTGCGTCGGTCTAAAAAAGCTTTCTCCCGTGGGTCTTGGGGCGTCGATTCTGGCGCCCCTTTTTTCACGGGACTTCACCCATAACAGGAGAAAAGCATGTACGAAGCACTGGAAAGTGACACGCAGAATCCGCGCGCCGGCCTGTATGTCGAGTTCTTCCCCGGCAAGCGTTACAACGAATTCCGCAGCAAAGAGAGCGGCAAGCCTGAGTTCGATCTGGTCCCGATGATTAAGAAGTGCAATCCGGGCGATCCGACGAACATCATCGAGCGTCCAGCACGCGACGACGACAAAGACGAATGGCCGGGTCAGTGGGCAGCCTATGAGCGCCGCACGTCCTACCGTCCGGAATCGGGTACGCCGGTTGAAGACTGGCCGCGCCTGGATGTCGCGACCGTCGCGAAGTTGAAGGCGCTCGAGTTCCATACGGTCGAACAGTTGGCCGAGTGCTCGGATCAGCAATGCCAGCGTATCGGTATGGGCTGCTACGAGCTGCGCACGAAGGCGGCTGCATATATCGCTGCGGCGAAAGACTCCTCGCTGGCTCAGAAGCAAGCCGAAGACCTCATGCTGCGCAATCAGGAAATCGAAGACCTGAAGGCAACGGTCCTGCGCCTCGGCTCGCAGTTGGAAGCAATGCAAGCGATGGACCCCGAAAAGCGCGGCCCCGGCCGCCCGCGTAAAGAGGCGTAAATATGTCGTCGACCATGTTGCAGCTAGTGCAGCAAGCTACCGGTGAATTGGGGCTTGCCGTGCCGTTCTCAGTTGCGGGCAATACTGCCCAAGACACGACGCAGCAGCTTGCACTGCTCAACGCGGTCGGCTATGACTTGTTACGCGAGCCAGCTTTTAATTGGCAGGCTCTGACGACCGAATATCGCTTCACCAGTCTGTGGACGATCCAGACGGGCAACGTGACGAGCGGATCGGCCGTCATCACCAATATTCCGTCTACCGCTGCGATCGCTGCCGCCACGTACATGGTGACTGGCAACGGCATCAATCAAGATACGTATGTGCAGTCGGTCGACTCGGCTACGCAAATCACGATGACTCAGCCGGCCGCGGCAAGCGGAACGGCGGTGTCGCTCACGTTCGCGAAGACGAAATACGCGTTTCCCGTGGACTATCAGCGCATCATCGACCGCACGCAATGGGACAAGTCGAAGCATTGGGAAATGCTGGGGCCCGAGAGCCCGCAGCAGTGGCAATGGCTGAAATCCGGCTACATCGCCACTGGCCCGCGTATTCGCTGGCGCATTCTCGGTAACACGTTCCAGATTTGGCCTGGCGTGAGCACGTCTGAATATCTCGGTTTTGAGTATGTCTCAAAGTACTGGGTAACTGATGTCAGCGGCACGGCCAAGGGAAACTTTACCTCCGATACCGACACATGTCAGTTCGACGATCGGCTGATGGTCGCGGGGCTGAAGCTCAAATATTGGGGTATCAAAGGATTCGAGACGCAGATTCTGCAGGACGAATACGACGCGATTCTTTCGTCTATCAAGGCAGAGGAACAGGGTTCGCCATTGCTCTCGCTTGCCCCGCGCGTTTCGAGCTATCTGCTTGGTCCTGAGAACATCCCGGATTCGGGCTTTGGCGTGGCTCAGCCGTGACAAACATTACAGGTATTGCAGCAGCGGCCCAACGGAAACGTCGGCAGGCCCAAGGGCAGCGCTCGACTACGGTTAACCTGCCGGCGCCTATTGGCGGATGGAATGCGCGTGATTCGCTCGCGCAGATGGCGCCCGAAGATGCGGTAACGCTCACGAACTGGTTTCCAACGACTTCCGATGTCATGGGGCGCGCAGGCTTCACGAAGTGGGCGACTGGGTTTGCGGGCGACGTGAACACAGTAATGCCGTTCAACCCCGCGACGGGCATTAGCAAGCTATTCGCGGCATCCGGTGCATCGATCTATGACATCAGCGGCGGCGGTGCGATCGGTGCGCCTTCCGTGACCGGATTCACTAACGACAAGTGGTCATACACCAATTTTGCGACGAGCGCCGGCCCGTTCATGTGTCTTGTGAATGGACAGGACGGGTATTACGTCTATAACGGCACGACGTGGCAGAACGTGACTTCTGGTTCAACGCCTATCTCTATCACCGGCGTCAATCCGAACAATTTATCGTTTGTCGAAGTCTTCGCGTCGCGCGTCTGGTTCATCGAAAAGAACACGTTGCACGCTTGGTATTTGCCTGTCGGACAGGTCGGCGGTGCGGCATCGCAGTTCGACTTCTCGCCTATTTTCAAGCGCGGCGGCTCGCTCGTCGCAATTGGCATCTGGACTGTCGACGGCGGCGAAGGAATGCAGGACTATCTAGCTCTCGTGACCAGCGAAGGTGAGGTTGCGATTTATGGCGGCACTGACCCATCTCAGGCATCCACCTTCGCGAAGAAGGGCACATATCAGGTCGGTACGCCGATGGGCTTCCGATCGTTCATGAAGTACGGCGGGGACTTGCTCTATATCGGCAAGGATGGTCTCGGGCCGATCTCTGCGCTGCTCGGTTCAACTCGCGTCAACAGCAATTTGAACCTGACCGGAAAGATTCAGGGCGCCATTTCTCAGGCGACAAGTCTTTATCCGAATAACTACGGATGGTGTCTCGTTCTGTTTCCGCTAGAAAACATGCTGATCCTGAATATTCCGGTTGGGTCAGGGCAGCAACAGCAATATGTGATGAACACGATTACCGGAGCCTGGTGCAACTTCACCGGATGGAACGCGAACCATTGGGAACGCTACAGAGATCAGATTTATTTTGCCAGCACGGGCTTTGTCGGTCTTGCATGGAACGGCCTGTCGGATAACGGTACGAACATCAACACAATCGCGCAGCAGGCATTCAACGAGTTCGGAACGCCGCTTCAGAAGCGCTTCACGATGATGCGCCCGATTCTGTGGACGAACGGTGCGCCGGCTCTGGCGGCCGGTATCAACGTCGACTATGACCAGAACGTTCCGCAATCCACGCTCAATTACCTGCCGCTCAGCTTCGGCGTGTGGGATTCGGCTATTTGGGACTCTGGTTTGTGGGGTGGTGCACTTCAGATCGCGAAAGCATGGCAGGGCGTGACCGGTATAGGGATGACTGGC